AAAGTAGCGCGCCGTCTGGCGCACGGCCTTGTCTTTGGAAGACAGGTCTTCAAAGCTGAACAGCAGGTTTTTCATGGCGGCGGTTTCCTCTGGCAGTATGCGATTGTCTGGATTATGGAAGCCGCCAGCCGCGTAGCCTTTGCAAGTTTTCCTGATCTTGCGATCATCAGCCGCGCACAAACGGGATACTCCCCAGCAGCTTGCGACGTAGCCCGTAAGATTCTGCATGGCTGGCGTGTGCTATCCACGACATGACGGATTCCCTGATCTTCGACAGGCTGACCTTGCCATCCCCGTATTGCTTGCGCAAGCGCCGCAGCGTTTTGGAAATTCTGGCAATCGAGCTTTTGCGGATGCGCCGGTGCGTCGTCCATATCCGGTAGCCAAGGAAATCCAGTGCACGACCGTAGCGCTGGCCGACGGGGAACACTTGGGTTTTGGCGTTGGTGTTAAGCCGCAGACGCTGCCACAGGAACGCTTCGATTTGGGCGCGGATGCGGTGCAGATGGGCTTTGTCATGGTGCACGACGATAAAGTCGTCCATGTAGCGCACGTAGTGCTTTTCGCGCAAGCCGTGCTTCACAAATTCGTCAAGCTCGTGTAGGTAGAGGTTGGCGAAAAGTTGTGATGCAAGGCTACCGATGGGAATGCCAGCGGAATGCGGATCGCCTGGCGTGGCGGTTGAATCAATGATGCCGTCAAGTAGCGCCAGGGTGTTTTTGCAACGGATGCGACGACGAATCAGCGATTTCAGGACGCCGTGGTCAATGGAGTAAAAATACTTGGCGATATCCGCTTTCAAGACGTAGACGCGCCCATATTCGCGTTTGACCTTGCGTAGTATGACTTGGGCGCGATCCACGCCCTGGTGTGTGCCTTTACCGGGACGGCAGGCGTAGCTGTCGTGAATGAAGCGGCGCTCCCAAATAGGTTCAATGGCGGCGACGACGGCGTGCTGCACCACGCGGTCTCGAAACGGCAGCGCGGCCACGGCGCGCGCTTTCGGCTCGTAAACCTTGAACGTGCGATATTGGCCCGTCTTGTAGATGCCCCAGATCAGTTCATTTTGAAGCTGAATCAGGTTGCCTTCCAGGTCGAGTTCAAAGTTTTGGACGGCTGCCCTATTGCGTTTACCGCGTCGGGCGCGCAGGTAGGCCGCGTGCAGTGCCTCGAAATCGTAGATTTTGGGATAAAGGTTGTTGTACGTCTTTGCCATCGCATCAAACCCAAGCCAAAGGGCAAACCCCGAAGGGCGGCGGCTGCGAAGGGTCGCTCATCAAGCTACTGTTTCGGGCCGCCTGTTTAATCTTCCGGCGCTGGTTTTCACCGTGGCCGAGGGATGCGCGTCCTTTTGGGGGTGTGCTGCCGTCAGGCCCGTAAGCCTGCCGTTTCTGACGTTCCCCAGAAGCGGGGCGAGCACCATAGCTCGTGCCGCGCGTACTGCGGTTAACGTTCAAATTCACCGCGAACAAACCGGCATGCACACCGCTATTCCAGGCGTTTTCAACGCACACCCCCATTGCCGTCGCCAGCAATTGCTTTGACCCAGCCGCCTACCATGCGGCCGATTTCGTCATTCAGTCTGGCCCAGGTTTCATACCTCTTGAAAGCCAGGTAGCCCATTGTTTTTGCCATCCTTACCTGCGAACGAAGCAAATCCAGTTCGGCATCCAGTTCCTGCAAGGTTGTCTTTTTGTGGTAACGCTTGTTGCACACGACGATCAGTCGCAGCAATGCCCACATCGTGGTGCGGATTTCGGCTCCCAACACATGGCGCTCCATTTTTGGGAACTGCCTGATGGCGGTATGTCCATACTCGATCATGGCTTCGCATTTCTGGCGGATGAGCAGGTCGTTCCTCTGCACAGACATCAACGCTACAACCCGACCAATCGCACGAGGACATACAGCATGACGGCGGCGACAAACGGGGCCGCCCAATCCAGCACGCTGCTCTTATTCCAGACAGCGGGGTCAAATCCCCCCCACCAGGGCATGTTTGTGCGCTTGCCTTTGCCAATCCGGGCAATCCATCGGTATTCGGCCTGCGCATGCTCGCGCCCAAACCACCAGCAGCATGTAAATACCGCCCCAATAACCCAATCGCCCAGCAGCAGCCCACATGCCGTCTGGGCGATCAGGGTGATAATTGCGTGTTCAATGGGCGTCGTGTCCGTTGGCTTGTCCATTGCTATCCTTTCAGCGGGCCGACCGGGACAGGCTATCGCCCGCCCCGGCAGATTCCACACAGCAGATTTCAGATGACAAAAGCGGGGCGAGCACCAGAGCTCGTGCCGCGCGTACTGCGGCTGACGATCAAATTCACCGCGAACAGACCCGCAAGCACGCCGCTATTCCAGGCGTGACCACGGCGCGCAAGTCGTTCGCCGTAGTTGCGTATATAAATACGGTCGCTCCTTAAATCATCATTCGCGACCGGGAACAGACCCAGGGAACGGGCGATGGGCGGCACGTTCAACCCTGTCTTGGTCGTGATGAGTTTCAGGTTCGTCCCCATCGAAACGTCACTGTTGCCATCGTCACCGACTTCACCCAGGTAATTGTCGATGACGTCTGACAAAATGATGCTCCCGCCGGTTGGCGTTGATGCGTCGTATTTCAGCGTACCCGCCGTACCCGGCGCGACCAACGCTCCGTCCGATGCCTTGATGGCGCGCCAGGCGCTGGAATCCCGCGCCATGTCGGTGTTATGCAGCGCCGCGTCGTTGTTGGCGATGATCTGGATTTCGCCGTCAAACAACCGCAGGCCAGGCGACCATTCCCAAACATTGCCGCACAGGTCGGCAATGCCGTTCGGCGTATTGTCGTGCCGCCATGATGCCGGGCCGGAGCCGGTCAGCGTGCGTGCTGTACCGTTGGTGTCGCCTGGCGTACCGCCGTCGTGACGACGCGCCGTTTCATGCGTGGCTTCGTGCGAGCGCCCGTAATTCGTATTGCCGCGCGGCTGGAAGCCGTTTTTCAGGCACCACAAGGCAATGGCCGCGTATTCGGCATGGGTCATGACGTGAAAGCCGGGGCCAGCCTTGCGGGCGGCGGCCACGAAATTGTCGTGGTTCATGGAGACGCTGGGGTCTACACCAGACAACGAAACCAGTTCGCCATTTTTGAGGATGCCGGGGTACGAACCGATGAACAATTCGCTTTTCTCCACGCCTCCAACGATAAAGGCGGGGTGCACGCCGGTTCCCAGACTGTCGTCAATGTCTTCCAGATTGAATTTCGGAATGACGTTCATGATGCTGGGCTGACCGCTGGCGGTATAGAGCACGGTTTGCTTGCCGCCGCTGGCGGCTTCCACAGAAGCGCGCAAATCGTCTTTCACATAAATGCTGGGCATGAGGGATTCTCCGATGGATGGTCAGTAACCGCTCTTGGGATCAGCCCGAAAAGGGCCAGAGCGTAATGGTGATGGCATTGGGGTCCAGTGGCTGCGCCACGAGTGCGCCGCCCTCTTCGTCTTCGTCGCCGCCCGTAAGCGTTTCTTCGTAGACCTTGGCGGGAATATCGATGTGCGCCACGTAGGCACCACCTGCGTCGCCCCGGGCCTCGAAAATTTCGCCGTGTTGCTCGCGGATTTCGACGGTGACGGCAGAATCTTGCTGACGCTCGGTGCAGTCGATGGCAATGCCCGCGACGGTGATGACGGCACCGTTGACCGAAAAATCTGCCACCGTCTGACCGGGGTCTTTAAGGATGATGCGTGCCATGGTGGGTTGCTCCTGTGGAAGTAAGGATGGATCTGCGCGATTCAGGGTTAATTACCCAAACGCGAAAGTTTCCAGCGCACGCGCACGTTGTCGGCGGCGCTATGCAACTGCACGGCAAAGCCGTTGCTGGCGCGGTTGACGGCCACGATCGCGTTTGCACCGCACGGCGCACCTTGCGCGTCCACCACGTCGAACGTGATTTGGTAGTCCGAAGCGTTGACGCGGTTGATGGCGATCGTCTGTGTGGGCGGGCTGTCGAGCAGCAGCGGGAATTGCGGTTCAAAGCGGCGTACGCTGGTCAGCGTGACGCTGCTCAAATTGGGGTCGGTCGCGTCGGTATTGCCCGCCGGTATCGTCAGTTGGTACAGCCGGATGGCGGTCTGCGGCACGTCTATGCC